TTTTAGTCATCCTGTTTACCTCTTTCTCAGGAAGTTTAGTCTCCAGGATTCCCGGGGCGGTTCAACTTTGTGTAATGCAGGTGTCTATTGAAAATAATTCTTTTCGTGGGCATCTGTTGTATAAAATAAAAAATTATCGTAAGTACTCTATCTGCGATGTCTTGTGAAAATTATCCTGTCTGGCAACAATCGCGTCCATCTGTATTAATGGACGCGAACGATGAACTCTCAAACAACACTAGATATCACCGGCTTTCGCACTTATTTGCCAGAATCATTACGTCTCAGATTCGACGAGCAACTATCTGTCCGGGCTATCGCACAGCAGTTAAGACTCAGTTATTCCCCCATTCACAATCTCTTTCAACGAATTAACGCCTCAGGTATTGTCTGACCATGACCCGAGTCCCTTTCATTCGCCCAACCGATACCATACTTTATGCCAACAGAAAGAATGAATGAACCGCGCCTAAAATCAGCGAGGACACATGGCACAAAGTGCGACATGTCTCACATTTAACCCCAGTGGGGGCAACAAGTATAAAACCGTTTTTTGATTAAGTGGTCGAATATGAAAAGGGGAAGGTTTATGTGAAAAATACCTGTGTTTTCTTTGAAAACACACAACAGTATCAGGTTATTTATGTTTATACAGTGCGTTCCAAACTGACCTGAATAATTACGCAAGTTGCAACAATAAAACATTTTTGCCGTAGTGTGAGGTACTCCGGTAAATTGCTTTCCAGGTGCAGACAATGACTAACGAAGAACTACAGGCAATCGCATTATCCATGCTTGAGCGCCAGCGCGAAAAAGTACACCAGCAACGAGAGTCTTTGCTTAACCCATCTCCATTCACCAGGCCAAAACGATTGGAGCTTGAAGCATTCTTGGACAAATACCCACGGCGGCTTAAATCAGGCAAAACCAGACCACCAGGCTGATAGCTCACAGTTTGTTCTCCGATTCAATAAAACGGATAAGAACCATCAGCGCGGT